AACAGATCCATTTCCACGCCCGGCATACCATCGGTAAAGTTGTAGACTATTTTATCGCTTGCCGGTATATCCAGCAGCAGGTTCCCATATTGATCATGTGTTAGCACTATGTTCATATCCTTGCTCAGATCGGCAAGATATTCCGTGCATTTCTGATCCACATCTGCATTGCTATTGCTGATGATCTTATTAGCTTCGTCAGTATTGTTAATAACATAAATGCCCAGTCGGTTAGCGCAGTTGCAGGCTATTTGAAATAGAGTAAGGCCGCTCGATGCCGTGTCTTTTACTACTGCGCTGTATTCCACATCATCAAGTACTCCGGTCAGGCTACACCCGCTCACATTCACCAGGTACTTGACGGGGCCACTTTTGAATGATGGGCTATACAGCACCCCCGTTATCAGCAGTTCGCCACTATCCGCTACCACGCTGCACACATTGTATGCGCCGGGCAATAGCAGATGCCGCCAAAAGATATCCGGGTTATTCGGCTCCCAATACAGATCAAATGAGAAAACGGATTTCACACTATCGTAAATCAGCGTCACCGATAGATTGCACCACTTATCAATAGTTACCCCGTTTACTCTGATTGTCATTTTTTACCGTTGTGATTTTTTACGGATTTTTCAAAATTTTTAACTATCCCTTTGAAGGTTGGCGTAGGGGTGTATTCTACCTTCCCTGTAACTTTCTTTCTTTCTTCGATAGTTGCAGGAACACTATTTTTAATAACATCATATTTAATTAATTCTTCTTTCTCCCTCCTGAAATAATGATAACTCCTGTCCACCGCATAAGGCTCCCACCCCTCCGCACATTTGGCATTAAGCACTTCGGCAAGTTTACCCATTTCGATGTTGCCAATAAATACCGGCAGAATTTCGTATGTCATAAGTTATTTTTTATAGTGTTGTATCAAAATTACAAAGAACTCTGCAATACAAAGAAGAAAAAGAAATAAACAACAAAAGGGATTTTTGCGCTTACGCCTCGGCTGCTTTAGTGTGTATAGCTTCACTGTCTCACGCATAATACAATACTTGTGTTCCTTTCGGTATTTGCAGGTACATATTCCCTCCCCAATTATTATCGGCTATTAGTTTGTCAATTGTGCTGTCATCACTTACCAGCCCGTATAGTTGCCATGCCATTGTTATCACATTATTGTCGCGGGTGGTGGTGGTGTACTTCGCCTGCCTGCTATTTGCCTGTATCGCAAAGAGGGTTGATAGGGTCAGATACACAAGGTTTTCCAGCCCTATTATGCTATCAGGGTCAGCCGCCCAGCTTCCCGGCTCATTACCGGTAGCCGTCTGCATCACATCAATACCCAGCAGGTAGTTGTTATAGTTGCTTACTATGGTTTGTATCACTCCGGTTACCTGGTTGCTGTATTGGTAATCGGTTGAGGAAAGGTTGCTCACGCTTGCAAGGCACATAGCGCTCATTACCGCTCCCGATTCCATGAATAACAACGCCTTCAGGTCGGCATTTATACTGTTTGAGAATTGCGCTGCAAAATACCCCTCCATGTTTGCAAGGTTGTTCACCCTGGCTATAGCGGTTCCGGCAAGTAAGGCCGGTAGTGTCAGGTAAGTTTGTATTGCATTCACATACCCTGTCACATTGGCGATGGCGGCATTTATCGCGCTGTTGGCTTTATTGTAGGCATTGATGATATCATTGGCCCCGTCACTCACGCCGTTCAGTATATTTTGCATGCCGTTCAGGTCGCCTTTCATCTGTTGCACATCCTTTACCGTTGGCGTTGCTACCTTCGTTACAAAGTATGCGGCATAGTGCGTTGCTGTGCTTTGTTGCTGGTCCGCTACCGCATCAGCCGGGCTTTGCAGGTTCGTTACCTGCTTATAGCTCAGCGTTTCCCTTACTGTCACCTTTATTTGAGTAGTGCCCTGTATCTGGTTATTATTATCATAGCTTACTGGTGTTATCGGTTGCACTCCCAGCGTTCCGTAATAAGGATGCACGATGCTCCATGGCTTTGTATTATAGCTGCTTTTCTGGAAAGCCCGCGCCTTGTCCAAGTGGTCGCCTCCCTGAAAGATCATTGTCAGGTCATAGGTCGTTCCCATACGCCGCCGCTTGTTCACCAGCGTTCCATCTAGGTTCCTGAAATTGAATTCAGAAATATTAAACTCTGTCGATAGGTTGGCATTCATGGAAAGCGGGTAGTATGTCTGCCCATCTCCCATTGTTATCTGAAATTTCGTTTTCGCCTTATCTATCCATGTGCTCATTTCTTCCTGATTTTATTGATCTCAATTGCTACATTCTGATTAAATACCGCTTCCATCTTTGCCGCGCTGTCATTGGCTGCAGCTTCCATAAAGTGGGTAGCTTTTACATGGGCTTTGCGCTTCTTTTTCACATTGTATATTTCCTTATAGCTTATTATCATGCCGCCTTTCTTGCCCTTGGTCAGCCTTTGTATCAGTGCCAGGTATTTATTCCCCTTTTGGTTGCTCCATGGTGTTATTACAAAATTTCCCACGCCGGCCTTTACTGCTGCCTTTATAAACTTCTCGGGGCCGTTCTTTCCTTGCTCGTCCTTGGCATCTACAATGTTGTTTTTTATTTTCTTCATTGCAAAACGGTCCCGCACATTACCCCGGCCGCTGCGCCCTTCACTGGTGGCTATAAATGCACGCTTATCAATATCGCCGCCCTGTTCCTGTTCTTGCAGGTCCTTGGTAGCATGGCCGCTTTCCTTTATTCCGGTAGGTGCCACAAAGCCTACTATCGAGTGCATGCTGTTCACATCAAACCCCTGCGCAAATTGTATATGGCTGGTAGCTCCAAAGAATGTAGGTTTCCGCTTTATAAATGCCTTGTCCGTCTCAGCTGGCATACTTACCCGCTTCACATCCAATGCTGCAGTATTCAGCGTTTTTCGTATCGCAATCGGGAATGCACTCCGGTTAATAGCATCCAGCACCGGTATCCATTTCTGTACCGCTGTACTGTCTATATTGAGTGTTGTAATTACCGCTTGCATTTATTTTAACAACTGTTTTTTGTTTTTTGGTTCGGTTTTTGTTACTTTTATGTAAAATCAACTATATGAAAAACTTAATTATTGTTTTCTCAATCATCATTTTTGCATCATGCAGCAAGCCAAAGGATGAGCTCCCAGCATACTCAATACAAAATACTTCATGGGCAGATGCTCAAAATCCCGGCAATCGCTATTCTTTTACAGATAAGCAA